TATAAAAACTAATAACAATGGAACTAAAAAAACAAATTTTAAACGCTTTAGGTCTTAACAAAGACGAAGAAGTGAAGTTAGAGTACCAAAACAAGTTAATTGATGGTACTATAATCGTTTCATCTGCAGACGTTTTAGCAGAAGGTAGCGATATATCAATACTTGCAGAAGATGGTACAACTATGCCATTGCCAGCGGGTTCATACGAAGTAGAAGACGGTACAACTTTCGAAGTAGTAGACGAAGGTATTATTGCTTCTATAGGTGAAACTGAAGAAGTAGAAGAAGAAGACGAAACAGAAGCTAAAAAAGAAGAAGACGAATACTCAGAAGAACTTTTAGAAGAAGTAGTAGAACCTTCAGAAGTTACAGAAGAAGTAAGACACCCTAAAAAGATTAAAACTACTGAAGAAGTAGAGTTTAACAAAGAAGCAGTTATTGAAGAAATAGGTGTAGTTATTAAAGAACTATTAACTGAAGTAAGAAACGATATTAGTAGACTTTCTGGCGAGCTTGACGAAATGAAAGGTGTAAACGAAAACCTTGAAGTTGAAAAGGAAACTTTATCGGCTCAATTAGAAGAACTATCTAAAGAACCAGCGTCTGACCCTATTACAGTAAATAAGTTTTCTGACGAAAAAACAAAAGAAGTAACACCAGTAGATTTTAGTAACATGACAAGACAAGAGAAATACTGGCACAACATAAATAAAAATAAATAATAATTAACTAAAAAAATTAAAAAAGATGGCATTAACAATCACGAGTAGCTCGTATGCTGGCAAACATGCAGGATTGTATGTAAACGCAGCATTGAACATGGCTAAATCTTTGGAGTATATGACGGTAAGAGAAAACGTCAATTACAAAGAAGTAATTAACAGAGTTAGTGGTGCAAATTTAGTAAAAGACGCATCATGTGACTTTACAGAAAATTCAGCAACATTAACAACTAACGAACAGGTTTTATTTGTAGAGCCTTTTCAAATTAATATTGACGTTTGTAAATCTACAATGATTTCTGACTGGGCTTACGAACAACAAGATGACTTCGTTGCTTATGCAATGACTTACTTATCAGATTCTATTGCTGATTCAGTAGAAAGTTCTATATGGACAGGTACTACAGGAACTTCAGGACAATTTGACGGCTTATCTGCTTCGGGTATGGCAACGTCTTCTGCATCTGCAGCTTATACAGCAGCTAACATTGTAGCAAACCTACAAACATTAGCAGGTGATATACCAGCGGGTGTATATGGTAAAGACGATTTATATATCTACATGAACAAAGCAACTTACAGATTCTACATTTCTGCAATTTCTGCTTTATCTGCATTTCCTTTCAATCACATGGGTCAATACACACCAGAATTTGAAGGTATTAAAATTGCAGTTTGTCCAGGTGTAGCAACAAACACAATGTGGGCAGGTACTAAATCTAACGCATTCTTTGGTACTTCACTTTCAAGTGATTTAACAGAGGTTAAAGTATTAGATATGGCTGACTTAGACGGGTCTAACAACGTAAGAATGGTTGCAAGATGGACGGCAGGCGTTCAAGTAGGTGTACCAGCAGACTTTACAAAACAATCGTAATTATAAATATTAACTTAAAAACCTAAAAACAATGGCTTGTAATTTAACAAAAGGACGTAACATAACATGTAGGGACGGTATCGGTGGAATCAAAGCTATATACCTTGTACAACATGATGAGTTAACGTCTTACACAGCAGCAAGTGGTGAAGTTACTGATTTAGATTTAGGTTCTGGTGACGATATTTATAAATACGTTTTAAAACGTGGAACAGGAAGTGTAACAGAAACTGTTAACGCATCTAGCGAGAATGGTACTGTATTTTACACTCATTCTGTAAATATCAAGCTTCATAATTTAACAAAAGAAGATCAAAACGAAATCAAATTACTAGCACAGCAAAGAATGGTTGTATTTGCAGAACTTAACCAATTAAATAGCACAGGTAAAAACACTATTGTAGCTTGTGGTTTAGATAATGGTGCAGAGCTATCAGCAGGTACATCAGTATCAGGTGTAGCGCTTGGTGATATGATAGGTTATGACTTTACTTTTGAGGCTCAAGAACCAAATCCGATGCAATTAGTAGCAGATTACACTACAACACCGTTTGACAACGGCGCGTTTACATTCCAAAATGTAGTACAGAACTAGAATGTAAATGTTTTATATATTAAAGGGGGGCATATAGCCTCCCTTTTTTTTAACTTTGTAAAAAACAAAACTATGTATAAACTAAAAGACGAATATAAAGGTGTTACAGTAAACAAGACTGGTCGTATGATTATTTTAGATAACGTAAAACCTAACGAAGTAGAATTATTAGGCGTAGAACACTTCTTTACTAAGACAAAAACAAAGAAAAAACAAACACCACCACCAAGTCAACTATAAAAATAGAAAATAAAAATAACTTTTTTATATTATATAGTATGATAACAGGTGTTTATGGTAGTACAATAACAGCATATTTAACTTTAGAAGAAAAAAGAATAGATACAGCTAAAGCAAAAGACAAGATACGTTATTTGTTTAAGTTCACTAATGACATGACTAAAACAGTTAAGTATTGCTACGCAGAAAAAACAACACATAATGACAGATATGTTAAGTGTGAGTTTTTACACGATACAAATGACGACTTATATATGTATAAAATTAACTTTAAACCGTATGGTTTTTGGAAATATGAAGTATATGAGGTGTCATGGACAGGTGCAGTAGCTATAAGTGCGGGTAATTCTCCTACTACAGAAGATGATGTGTTACCAGTAGCAGGTACACATGGTATTGTACAGGGTAAAGTAGAAGAAGGTAAAGTATTAATACAAGAAACATCAGGCAGTGAACAAGTGAGATACACACAGCATTCAGAAACGACAACAAATTATTTATATACAGATCATTAAAAACAAAAAATTATGAGTTTATTAGACAATTCAAATATACTATTACGTGAACAATTAGGTAAAGGTGCAGGTATAGTATTTACTACAGCAAACCAGACTACAAAAGATTTTTACGCAATACATTTTGTTACTGAAAGTGTAATAGCTTCTATTACTATGGCTAATTTAACAGGTGAAAGTGCTTTGCACACGACCATAGCAGCGGGTACTGTAATCTTTGGTAGATGTACACAGGTACAACTAACTTCAGGTGTAGCAATAGGATATACTGAACACGACGGTAAAACTGGCGAATAATGAAACTAGGACTAGGACTAAGTATCAATAATAGAATAGACGCAGCGTGGACACCAGAAAAACTAGGTGACAACCTTAAATTATGGCTACGTAATGACACAAGTATTTTAGAAAGTGACGGGAGCGCAGCCGAAGATGGTGAAGACATTACTAGATGGTCTGACTTTTCTGGTAATGCTAATCACATGGTAGCAGAAAACAATTTTTTTGACTATGATAGCGCTACTGGAGGCATAGAAAGTACAGATAGTACAAATAGTCGTTTGTATTTAGCTACAGATGGTTCTAAAAATATAACCTTTGAAGACGGGTTCGCATTATATATGAGAGTCAGCCTGTCTACAATTTCTTCAGGTGGTAATGATCTATTTGTATATGATAGTGATGCTACTGGTGAAGATTTCTTTAGGGCACAATCTACTACAGAACTTAGAGCAAAAATAAATAACAGTACAAAAGTAGGATTTACACAAGCTACACAATCAGTAGATACTTTTTATAATTTTGGTTTTGAACGTGACGGCAGTAATGTAGTTACTGCATATCGTGACGGGTCTTCTTTAACTAAAATAACTAGCGGGGGTTACGAAACGGGTGCTATATCAGGTGATTTTGTACTAGATGCAATAGGTGGACTTTTTGACGGTATTATTAAAGAGGTCGTATGGGCTGATCGTGGACTAACAGCAGCCGAACGTACAAATCTAGACGCATATTTAGATAAACTATAACTATGAAAAAAAAGAAGTTAAAA